CTGCGGACTCGGACCCCACGGTCCATTGCCGGGCGGCAAGTCTCTGGCCCGGCCGCCCATGCTGATGTATTTGTCGACGAGATCGATCTGCTCGTCGCGGGTAGGCATTCCCTGACGGCCCTTGATAGCCATGGGTGCCGTATTTTCAGGCAAACCTTGCATGATCGCTTCCCGATCGCGCCGGGGGGAGAGGGCCGGCACGGTGCCGGTTGAGCCCCGCTTGGCGGCTTCAGCCTGATAGGCGGCCCCCCGCGCGGCCTTGGCGGCGTCCTCTGCGGCCTGGGCCTGGGCTGCGCGGCCTGCGTCCCGCTTGGCCCTCTCGGCCGCCAGGATGGCATCACCTTCTTTGGTGGCGCCTGGGATGATCTCCTGCGGCACGGGCGGCTTGCTTCGGGCATAGCGCAACCCTGCTCCCAAGGCATCGGCGGCCTCGTCGATCAGGCCGCCGACAGCCGGAAAGGCTGACATGACTTCCCCGGCGCGGCTTAGCCCCGTCGTCACCATGTCTATTGTGTCGTCGATGTTGTTCGGAACCACCTGCTGATCGCCATAGGTGACCAGCGAGCGGTCCTGTACCCGCTGGCGGTTCGCGGCGTAGCCTTTGGCCTGCTGCTCGCGGGCCTGGGCTTCGTTGCCGTCGGCTGTGATCGGGATCTGGTCGTAGGGATCGCCCGACAGTGTGTCGCCCTCCGGGCCACCGCCCAGGCGTTCCACACCCGCCCCGCCGCCGATGTCGGGCTGATCTGGGGCTGTGGGGGCCATGATAGCAGGCGTTCTCGGCACGGCCCTGCTGATACCCTCCGCAAAGGCAGAGAAGGCCTGCGGGGTTTGCGCGGCCCGGATGGCTTCCAGGGTTGCGGCGCGCTCTGCGGGGTCCGTGCTCGTCAGCTTGCGCGCCAGTGCGGCCGCCACGTCCCGGCGATAGCCGAACACCTTCTGCAACTGCGTGCCGACCAACTCCAGGCCCATATTCAAGACAGAGCGGCCGCTGGTCATCATGCGGGACAGCGTGTCAGAGGCAAACTCCGCATCGTCCGCAAGTCTCTGGCCCGTTGGAGAGCCCCCCAGCACCATGTTGCGGGTCTGGTTCATGCGCTCCTCGCGGCGCATGACATCGCCAAACCGTTCGGCTCGGTCTGCAAACTCAGGTTTAGGCTTAGGCCCTCCGTGGTATTTGTGGATGTAGGCCGCGACGTTGCGCTCAGGGTACCCCATCAGGCGGCCATAGGCGGCATGATACTCCGCCGGGTCCATGTCCTTCTGCCTTTGAACGAGTGCGGATATCTCTCTCGCGCGCTCCTCCTGTCCCGGCTTAAACCACACCGTGTGTGGAGACCCGCCGGGAAACTTCACGGTCATCGACTGGTACTGGTCGAACTGCTTGGCGTATTCCGGGCCAAAAAGCTTATCGAGTGACGATCGATCTGCGTTCGTGTAGACGGGCTTGTCGCCCTCTATGAACCAAGCTCCGGTATTGTCTTTCGTCTTGCCGTCCAGCGGCGATTTCGGCGCCTTAAAGCCTTTTGGGACAACGCTTGCGCTTACGGTTCCTTCTGAAATCGGAATCGCTTCGCTCAAGATTTCGCGCACGCGGCGTTGCTGTAGCGGCAGCGTGGCGTTGTCGCCCGGCTTGCTCGTGGCGTACTTGAGGCGCAGCGCGTCCCGCATCCCAATGCGGAACAGCTTTTTCTGCGCGGGCGTCAGAGCTCGGAAGTCGTCCAGCGTGACTGCGCTATCTTCTCGAAGTGCCGTTTTGCCAAGCTCAAGCGCTTCAAGGTCGTCGGCATCCGTTCCGAACTCCTCGCGGGCTTGTCGATAGAACTTGTTCTTTCCACCTTCCTCGACCTTCCCGATCAGATCCTTCTTGTACAGCGTCAGTTCGCGCGTCAGGTTGGTGGGCTTTCCCATCTCCTTGGAGCGCTCGATCATGTCGTCCAACACCTTCTTGGCGTTGTCGAACCTTTCGACCGTGTCCACGTCGAACCGCTTGAATGACCCGGCCGGCCGCGAAAACAGATCAATCGCGGAGTCCATCTTCGATTTGAACTCGCCTTGGTACTGCATGGCTTTCATGCGCCATCCAGTATTGACGGGGTCGAGGTCGAACGCCTCAGAATTGGCGCGCGCCTTGCCGTAAAGCTCGTTGGCTTTCGCTTTCTGGTTGGTGATGAGTTCCTGAGCCGTGGCGCGGCTACCCTTCGAGGATTTGATTTCCAGGGCACGGTCGAAATCATCAATGACACGTTCGATCTGGCCTTGCGGCATGTCGTCGGCGCGCGGCGCATAGGGGTTTGCGGGCCCCTTCTGCCGTCCTTCCAGACGCGGCTTGACGATTTCCGAGGCTTCCCCACCGGTGCGATAGACGGAGCCCGTCAAGCGCTGCATATCGTCGGAGGTGTCTGCCAACATTTCAGGCAGCACGGCTTGGCTGTTGGACCCCATGCGCGCGGAGCGCTGCCCGGCTTCGAGATCCTCCGTAACCGTGCCCGCTGACTGTCCCGAGCGCTGCAGGCGGCCTGCGATGACCCGATCGGCCACATCGTCTGCTGTGCTGTTGGTCAGAGCCTTGGGCAGACGAGCGGCGACCTGCGTCGACAAGCGGCCGGCGGCCTGCGCGATCGGTTCCGTGATCGGCTCCGCCACGCGCGCCACGGCGCCAGAGGCCTTGTTGAGCACGGGGATCGGCGTTGCCCCAAGAGCGGCCAGCGCGGCATCGCCCGTGCGGCCTTCGTTGTACGCGCGTCCGGCTTCCTCGGCGAACATCGGGATACGAGCAGGGGTGAAATCCGTCACGGCCATGCTGCTGTGGCCCAAGCCAGACGAGCCGACGACGCCCTGCGCCAGACGGTCACCCTCTGCCGAGTTTCCGAAGAAATCGGAAATGTATCCGCCGATTTTCTCGCGGATGGTTGGCTCGTAAGCGCGCACCTCCGCTTGCGGCTGCTCCGGCGCGGGCGGCGCGGTCTGCCCCGTTGCGAACGTACTCCAGTTGGCTTTCACGCTGCTGATCTTGGCGCTGATCTGCTCGCGCGTGGCGTTGGCAGGCGCCGTGATCTCCAACGTCTTGCCGTCGGGCCCGGTGATTTCGATCGTGCCCATTATTTCACCTTCGCGGTAAAGCCGTCACCAAGATCGAGCGTGCCGTCGGCGGGTTTGGCGGAGCCGTATTCCGGGAACATCTTTTCGAAGGCACGCCCGCTCGATGCCCGCAGCGCGTGGGCATTCGCCTCGCGGCTGGCTTTCTTCTGCGCGACCACTTCCGGGCTGTCACCCGGCTGCGGATAGAGCATCGGGAAATAGAGATCCCATTCCGTCTGCGTGACGGCCGCGCCGGTGTCCTTGCGCAGGATTGCCGCGATACCTTCGCGCGCGGCTTGCTGGTACTGCTGCCACTCTTTGGAGTTCGCGAGATTGGCGCCGTAAGCGTTATCTGGCCACCACGCATTGGCGGCGCGCGCGGGATTGTAGGCGCCCTGAGCCGGCTTGCCCGTCTTGGCATCTATGCCGGCCACGTCGTCGATCCGCTTTTCCGCGCGCAGCAAGCGGTCTGCCCACATGGCATCTTTGGTCTGGTATTCGCGCATTTCCTGCGGCGGCGCGGTGCGCGGCATGGTGCCTGTCGCAACGAAGTGCTTGCGGATGTCGCCATCGAGACCGAGCTTGTCGGCGACGGCTTCCCGCTCGACAACCTGCTGATCAAGCGTCGGCTTCGCCGTCCTGGCGCGCTGCTGATCGAGGAAGCCCAGAAATTCCGGGTTCTGCTGTCCGTACATGAAGTTCGACTGCTCCGGCGTTGGCTTCATCGTCTCGGAGTTGTCCATGATCACATTGCCCTGAGCGTCGATGATTTTCTGCCCCGGGTTCACCGTCATCGTCTTGGGTGCAAAGATCTGCCCCAGCTTCATCTTGAGCAGGTCGGGGCTGGCCATGGTCGCTTTCGCGTCCTCCGGCGCAACGCCGTTTCGCAGCAGGAAATCATACGTGTCGTTGACGCGCTGGCGCCGGTCCTTTTCGCCTGAAACCGCGCGTGCGCCAGCACCAAGAGCCGGGAGCAGCGCGCCGCCGCCCTCTCCCATGCCGGCGAAGAACGTCGCCATGTCATCCCAGCCGCTCGAGTCCTGGGCAAGCTTGGGCTGCGCCATCGAGGGGGCCACACCGGTCGTCGATGTCGGCGCCTTCACGGCCATCGAGCCGAACGACGGCCGCGCCGCTGGTTGCGTGAGCCCGTTCAAAATGTCTTCAAAGAATGCCATGGCGCCCCTCAGATCAGTTTCAGGCCAAAGCCCATCGAGGAACTTTTTCCGCTCGACTTGCTGTCCTGTCCAAGTTTTGCGGCCCCAAACAAAAGCTCCGCGATCTTGCTCGCTTCGTCGTAGGGCAGCATTTTTAACTGCTCTTCGAGGTTCAGGATCTGCGTCGGGCCGAAGGCTGTGCTTTCGAGCGCGGCCTTGTTGGTCTCGATGCCGCCCTGGCGAATGGCCTGCGTGGTTGTGGCCGCTTCCTTATTCAGCCCGAGAATGTTCTGCGCCGTGGTGTTGGCGGCCCCGTACAGGTTCCCGGCAGCAGCATCTGTGCGCGCGCGTTCCTTGTTCAATTGGTCGACCAAAATCGGCAACTGCGCCTGCGTCACGCCGCGCGCCGTCGTCTGCATGTCGTAGCCAGAGCCATCGCGCCCAGCCGCGGCGAACGTCGCGCGGTTGCGGTTGGCCGCTTCGTCTCCGACTTGGGTCAGCAGCTTCTGCAAATACGGGTCGTTGCCGATGTCCTGATTGGTGCCGTCCGCTACGCCCGACATGCGCCGGGTGTAATCGTCATACCCCTGCTGCGCCATCGGGGCGGTGCTGTCGAGCGTGTAACCAAGCTCCTGCTTGGCATTGCGCGCGATCGTCTTGGCGTTCGGATCGCCCTGGTTGGCGATGGAGCGCAGTTGTCCGAAGGCATCCTGCTGCGCTTCCGTCGCACCGGTCGCCTGCGACGGGATGCTGGAAATGAAATCCTTGATCGGCTCGACCGTCGGGCCCCACGGATCTGTCTGGGATTTCTGCTTCTGCTTGCTGGACCCCATGTTAAAGCTCATTGCAGCGTCCTCCGCTCGAAAATGTGTTGGCCGCCGACGATGCCGACGAACTCAGAATTGGGAATGACCCGCTGCCATCCGGCCTTGCCGGCAAACAGTACGCGCGCGACGCCTTCCTTGCGGGCATATTCCGTGATCGTGTGCGCGAACGGCTTGGCCCATTGCCAGACCTGTCGACCTGCCAGCCCGAACACGGCCACAGCGTCGTCCTCGTCCAGCCGCTCCGTGAACCCCACCGCAAGCGGTTCCATGCCGCGCAGAATGATCCACATCAGCACCGTACGATCGCGCAACCTGTCCATCAGGTCGGCGCGGTTGATTTCCGGGGCCACCTCGAGCCCGCGCTCGACCAGTGCTTCGACGCGCACGATCACTTCCCCGCAGAGATCAGGCGGCACGCAATAGATGAGGGGTTTCGTCATGCCCATGTCCCTATGCTGGTGTTGGCACCGTGCGCGCCAATCGGCGCAATGCGCATGAAAGAGTTGGCGTCCGTGGTGTAAGCCCCGCCCGGAGCCGCCGACAGGCTGTACTGAGGAATAAATGTCCCAGCCACATTGCATGAGACAATGCCGCGCACGACAACGCGCACATGGTTTGATGCGACGGCCATAGCCGACGTGATCGTGGCCGTCGACGCGGACGTGAGGTTATGAATGAATGACGCCACCGTGGCCCCGGGCACGACGGCCACCGAGCTATTGAGGACTGTATACGTGATGCTATTCAGCGTTGCCGTCCCGCCAAACAGCAAGCGGAACTGGTGCGATGTGGTCCCGGCGCTTTTTGTGAAGCTGGCCACGATGTCGAATTGATAGACGGTTGATGCCGCCAGTGCGCAGCCCACGCCAAACATAGATTGAGCGCCCGTTGCGTCTGCTCCTGCCAGTCCTGCGTGCAGCCGGAACACTTGCTCGACCGGCACGAACCCGTCGACATCGCCCGAATACGTGAGCACTCCGCCGGTAATCGGAAACCGCCCCTCCAAAACCGTCGCCCGGCCTTCAAGCGCGGTTGCGCGCGTGCCAAGCTGCACGATTTCGCTATTGATGCGGGTCCGGTTGGTTTCTCCGACAGCAAGGGTCATCAGTACCTCCCCGCCTTGCGAAATTCCGGATGAATGCCCGTTGCAAACGTCCACGCAGTTCCGGAAGGAATGCGCAGCCGCGCGCGGGCGTAGCGGGTGTTTTCCAGCACAAAGGCGTTGCCGTCGTCGTCGATCGCGCTTTCCGTGCCATCGACAGGGATCTCCGAGCGCTTCCCGCGGCCGACGATGCTGGCATACCCGGTCTCGGCATCGGTCTCAGGCCGCAGGTTGTTGACCTCGATCCGCGATCCGGAAATCTCCTGCTCCGGTGTCTCAATGCGCGCTTCCATTGAGTCGCCAGAGAGAAACCCGATCTTGTTAGCCGTGTCGCACAGCGCCAGCGCCGGCAGCGTGGCCGACGACACAGCATCCAGAGAGAATTCGAGCGCATCCAGATCACCGCCGACGATGCCGCCCGACGTGTACACACCTGCAAACGTCGATCCGTCCAGATCGAACGTCGTGCCATTAATCACCGTGATCGTCCACGTTCCATTGGCAGCCGTGACACCGCCAACCGCTGAAATGGTCTTCACATCGCCCGTCGTCAGTGTCGAGGTATCTGCGACCGTGATCCGGATTAGGCCCGACCCATTATCGGCGGCCCCGGTGATGGTCAGAGCACCCGGCGCAATGGCGTCCAGGCCCTCTAGCGTCAAGCCGGGGCGGGAGAGCGGCGCCAGGTACTGCCCGGCAATCTCGATCGGCGCCCATCGCTGCAGAATGTAATTGTACGCCAGCAGGCGATCGAACTGACTGGCCGAGCCGGCCACATCCCGGTATGACCACATGACAACGCCGCGTGTCGGGTCGGCTGCTGCTACGATATATTGCGGGGCGGCAAGGTCTGCGCCGTCCAGGAACGTCCGGTTGACCTTTTCCTCACCGATTTCCGAAATCGCGCCGTCGACCGTCATGGAGATGAAGCCGCGGGTCGTGTATGCAAAAATCTGGTTATTGGCCGTTGTCACCCCGTCGGCGCCGATTACGCCGAGCTTTTCCCCGATGCGGTCGATCGAGAACACAATGTCGCTGCCCTGGGCATAAATCATGCGGCGCATTTCGGTATCCTGCATGATGACGCCAAGCTCACCGCCCACAATGGCGCGCGGAATGCCGCCCGATGGCAAATCCTGATAGTCCGAGAAGTTTGTGCCCGCCGTCCAATTCGTGGTGTCGTTCAGCCCGCTCCAGGCAATGCGATAGGGGTTTGACAGCAGATCGCAGAGCACGAGAAAGCGGTTCACCACAGCGATGTTCCCGGCTTGTGGCGGCGATCCTGGGGCGGCGGCGAACGCCGACGAGGATGTGAGGTCAAAGCGTTGCAGCACGGCATTGCGCTGCGTGGCGAACACGTAGTTGTTGAACTGGACAAACCGCCAGTTACGATCGTTGTCGAGGCTCGTATAGGTGCCGGCGCCCAGCGACACATCGGTCCAGGCCAGCGTGGTGTTGTCGAGCTTGTACAGCTTGGTTGCGGTGCCGGCGAAGATCGTCACGGTGGCATCGGCGTTGCGGGCAAAGAAGAACCCCCGGCAGTTAGCCGCCAGCGCATCAGTGTAGGGCTCGAACTCTTTTACCGGGCCGTAGCCGTCGGCGCGCGGCAACACGTTCTCAATCTCAGAGGTATACTCCCGATTGAGGTCTGAAACGTCCGGCCGATATTCTCCGAAGGCCAGCAGCGCCATTAGAAGTCCGTAGGCGTGACCGCCCACCCTCCCGTCTGCACTTTGTTGGACGTGCGGATCTTGAGCCGCGTCAGGATCTCGTCTGCTGCACCCGAGGCGATCTGCGCGCGCTCCGTGTCGACGATGACGTGGGCGAACAGTTCAAACTGCGCCCTCATGCGAATGAGCTTTTCGGCTTCCACCATCCACGGATTGCCCGTTTCTCCGGATGTGGCAGGAGCCGCAACCTTGATCACGCCGCCCACGCGCACCGTATACACGTCGTCGGGAACGGGATAGAGCCGGAACCGCTTATCATAGAACGTGTAATAGCGCGGCTCGCCGGTCTGGGTACCCTGCTCTGACAGTTCTTCAATGCGGGTGGGGGTTTCTTCGTACAGCTTCACGACCTGGTTGTCGTCAAGTTCAAGCTTGACGTAGTCGATCTTCTCGATCAGGCCGATGTCGGCATCGTCCGTGGCGGTGTAAAATTGCTGATCGACAACGCTGGCGAATGTCATTTCGCGGCTGACGTTGAACCAGAAGCGTTCGCCCTGATAATGGTCTATCGCGGTATAGATGGCTTCCTCGATCTGCGTGTTGATGTTGGAGCGGCGGACTTCGCGCGCGATCCGGTCAATCATCGTGGCGAGCGTGGTCATATCAGGCCATCCAGATTGCAGACGAGATGAACAGGCAGGCGGCGAGGAACTTCGTCCCAAAGCAGAGCGTGCTCAGTTCTTGGCGAGCAGCGCTAAGGCGGTCGCCCAGTCTATTTTTTTGCCTATTGCCGCGCCGATCACTGCCAGACCCACCGCCACCATGTACCAGTCCCGCGGCGTGATCTTGCTGCTTTCCAAGTCGTCCAGGCGATCCCCGTGCGACTCGACCTTCATCTCGACCACCGTAAGACGGTGTTCGGTTTTCAAATTGTGTGATGACGGCATTGGCCATGTGTCCCGCCCCGCTGCGTTCGGCCTTGTAAAAACCCAGGGGGCGATGGGGAGCCCCCTGGGGTCGTCTGGGCTTGGAGTGTGGGGACGCTTACGGAGCCAGGATGTATTCGATCCACACGCGGCCGGCGCCGGCGGTGGCCGCCGTGCCCGTGAGATCGACAGTGCAGTTGATGAGCGTATCGACCGTGACATAAGCGTCGTTGGTCGTCGCCATTTCGTCGGCCACGATCACGCCAATCGTGCCGAGCGCCAGATCCGTTGCGAAGCCGTCGTCATCGGCAACGGTGCCGATATCGAGGACGTTCGTGGACCCGGCGTTGAAGGCCGTCGTGACGACCACGCCGCCCCGGATGACCATGGCGCCGGCAGGGATGTACCCGAGAGGCACGACAAGGCCGTCGTCGGCGTAGGTGATGTTGGCAGACAGGTAGTGCACCTGATGCGTCTGGTATTCGCGCGCGTTCGTGCCCGCGGTATTGGTAGCCATGATGGTTTCTCCCGATCAGGAATTAGACTGCACGAGCGGCGTAGGTGGACACAACGACGGTGCCGAAGTCCTTCGAGTCGAAGCGGCACTTCTTGAGGCCCCAGATGGTCCAGGCGCCGACTTCGAGTTCGCGTTCGTGGTCGATGAGTTCTTCTGACCAACGGTACTTCATCGGCCCCTGCGGGTTGCCGTTGCCGTAGCCGATGGCGGCCGCCTGAGCACCCAGCAGCACCGCGCGGCGCACCGTGGTGATGGCCACACCGGTGGAGCCGTTCACGCCCTGCGTCACGTCCTGAGACTGCCGGAGGATGACGCCATTGTATTCGCCGAGCGCGCCCGAATAGATCGGGTTCTTGCTGACATCCACGCCGCTATAGGCGTACTTGGTGATATCCTGCCAGCCGCCCGTCGACGTGGTCGTGCGCAGGCTCGTGACCTGGGCCGGGTCGAGATACATGACATATTTCGGCATCCCGCCGACCATGACCGGGCGGACCATGTTGTTGCCGATCGCGGCGACTTCCTTGGCTTTGTCGATCAAGGACACAACGAACGTGTCGCTCGATCCCAGGCCCTGGTCGTTGGTGGCCGTGCCCGCCCAAATGTGGCGGGTGGACGACGGCGCGACAACGGAGTTGAAGCCGGTGAAGCGCAGACCTGATGTGGTGGAGTCGGTGTTAGCCGGCGTGTAGCCGCAGACGTGGTTGAAGAACGAGACGCTCTTGCGGTCCTTGAACCAATCCTTCAGACCGTCCTTGGCTTCCGAGCGGATATCGAAGGGCACGCGCTGTGCGTCGATGGTATTGTCAGAGCGGCTGCGCACCGTGTTGCCGAGTTCGTTGATGAGGATGGCGTCGGAATAGATCGAGAGGCTTTCTCCGTTGCCGACGGCCTTCTGACCTTCCGTGAAGCCAGCGCCAGAAAGCCGCGTGCGCAGGCCATAGGTCACCTGGTCGCCGCGCTTTTTGGAAAAGTCCGTCTTGACGTGAATGATGCTGTCCGAGGTTTCGCCCATGAGCTTGCCGATGTCGGACGTGTCGCGCTCTGCCTGCGCCAGTTCCTTGGCCCAGAGCTTCTGAGCCATGGCGTCATTGACTGCGAATGAGGTGGTCATAGTGCCCCCTGATGGTTCTGCCGATTGTGGGATTGCTCAGGTAACGCCCTAAGCGCGGCGGAACGATCTAACGTGATCGGGGACGTTGACCTATTGTGCGCGGGTCAAAGCGCGGAACAGCTTAACGGGCTGGAGCGGTCGGGCGGCTTGCTGTCGTGGAAAATCTTCTAGCTGGAGGAAAGAAGATCACACCAAGCACGCCCGACACCTTGATAACTGTGCTGATTTGCGCAGTGTGGCAAGAGCACGGCGAAATCGTGGGAGGTCTGGTTTACCCTCCGATCACCTTGCGCCACGCGGCCGGGCCGTGCTTCGCAATGTACGCTTCGCGCATCCGAATGCCATCAGCTTCTGACGAGTTCAGGTATTCCTGAATGCTGAACCCTTCTGACATGCCGCCCTCTCCGGCTCCTCGCAGGGAAGCGCTGGCGCGTCGTCCGTTTTCCAGCTGCTCGATTTGCTTTGCTGCTTCTGCCAAAGCGTTTGGTGCTGCGGTGGCAGTCTTTCGGAACCCTCGTGCGGTGGCCAGCTTAAAGAGACGCTCCGCAGGAGACTTCCCGGCGCGCAGAGCTTCCGCCACGACATCGCGGGCCTCCTCTTTAAGCAGGCGATCACGTTCGGCTTTGTCGTCGATGCCAAGCGCTTCCATTTCAGCATGACGCTGCTGCACGAGGTAGGCGAATGCATCTCCAAACGCGGGCTCGGCCGCCTTGAAGCGGTTCATGTCCGCGACGAAAGCCGAGTTGGTGCGGTCCTCCTGCGTCGATCGCTGCATCTGGGCGATCATGGCCTGGGTTTTCTCGAACCGGGCCTTCATCTGCTTCGCGTAGCCAAAAATATCCTGTTCCGGGTCGATGTCGGGCCCGTCCGCAAGGTCGAGTTCGGCAGCGGCCTGCTTCGGGGGCGCGGTTGCTTCCGTCAGGATGGCCAAGCGCTCTTTCGCGGCGATCAGGCTTTCGCGATACGTCTGCGCCTCGTTGCGTGCCGTCTTGGCCGTCTCCTTCACACGCAGGTAGGCTGACCGCGGTACGAACTTCCCCGTCTTGGGATCGCGTGCCGGGGCGTCGGCGTCACCATCGAGGTCGTCATCGTATACGCCAACGTCATCCTGCTCTTGCGCCACATTGGCGTTAATCGGGTCGTCTTGCGCCAAATTCTGGACGGACGGCACAAGCCCATCCGTCTTTTCACCCCGGCTTTCGAAATAAGCGCGTTCGGCCGGCGTAAAGTCGTCAGAAGCCGTGACCTCGATCTGAGGCGCCGGCGTGGTCGAAACTGCTGCTTGCGTGCTCACAATCATGCTCCATTCATGAGGCCGCCCGGCAGTGCCAGCCCACTGGGCATAGCGCCATTACCGGCGGATGTTTCAGGCATCGGAGCGGCCTGTGCAGGCTCTGCCCCCAACTCAGGCACTTGGCGCAAGGGGCTGGGCGCCTCTCCGCCGTTCGTTCCCATGATCGGCTGGCCGTCGTCCTCGATCAGCTGCTTTCCGGCACCAAACCCCATGGCAGCAAGCGCCGCTTCGAACGTCGCGACCTGCATGGCGTTCTGTTCGCTTGCGGCTTTGGCCAGCGACAGCACCGCGCCAGCGGCCTTGCTCTGGGCAGAGGCTTCCTTGTCCGCAACTTCCGCTTCTGCGGAGCGCTTCGAGAGGGCCTGCGCTTCCTCTTTGGCCGGATCCGGCTTGCTGGCCATCTCGCGGAAGGCCTGTACGAGCTTTGCAGGCAGCCCAGGCACGTAGTCGAGCAGCACCATAATGTGTTCCGGGCCCACCATGCCTGCCTGCATGAGCGGCGGCAGCAGGATCTGAATGGACGCCCAAATCTTTTCTTTGCTGTTCGGGCTCGTCGGAGCATCCGAGATCACAACATCGTACTTGCCCATGACTTTGTCGCGCACGAGCGGGATAGCTTCCTGCGCATCCTCACCCGCAATGCGGATCAGGCGTCCGTCGGCCAGCACGGTCTGGATGTAGTGCAGGCGCACGCGCCCCACGCGCTCGATCCGCATTGCGGG